ACGATTTCGCTTGACAACGTAAGTCACTTGTGGTAGGTCGGCGGTAGGGCATATTAATAAGCGGTCCTATTGTCAGTACAATAGGGCCGCTTATGTCCTGTCATTTGTTTGTGTGGTGTGGTTCACGTGCGGATAACTTGACTCGCGGAGAACTGGAGTGCATTATTAATACATGAACGGAGCGGACGGACCCGCTAGGAATGGAAGGAACTGAGATGAGAGAGATTACAATTCTCCCAGATGAACAGTACGGGGGACACTGGATCGAAACAGATACGAAGGCTTATTATTTTTCACATGGCACTACACTTACTCAGGTGTTTGATATGCTAGCGGAGGATGAGGATAATGTGGGAAAATATTAACGGAGAACTTATCTGGATCGACAAGGAAATGGGTTGGGAAGAAAATGAACGATACAATTCTATTGGCAATGATAAAGTTTGTTCTTGTGGTGACGTGCGGCGTCATGGCGATCGGCTTAGTGCGGGCAGGGTTGCTGTCGGTGTGGCTGGGGGTATGATTGCGGCTAAGGCTGTGCCTAGGGTTGGGAGTTGGTTGTTGTGGATTGCGTGCCTACTTTTTATTGCGATGGTTCTGTTGTAACTTTTCCTAAAGCGTTTAGGGTTAGAAAGTATGATAACGCCCTAAATTACAGTGTTCACAACGTGCTTCGTTATCACACGAAAAATTCACATACATTTGTTTACTGTATGATGCGATCAACAGAGAAAGTAACCGTTCGCGTAAGTGATTCAGAAATTATTGCTCAGAACGACCGGTTAAGCAACTACAGATATATGCACTTTTCGGCAGATACACCAATCAGCAACATTGTATGCGAAATGCTCACCAAGAAAGATTCAATAGTGTTGTTAGAAGATACAGGCATTATTGACACACCACTCTTTTAGATTCCCGGCTGGACGGGTAATACCAGAACACTGAATTGAAATCTAGCCATACACGAAAGGAAAAGATCATGGCTGTTGTTTACTCCTCTCTCTCCGACGACTTTGCTGGCAAGAAGGCTTTCTTCACTGCACAGAACTCGGCTGTTTCTTTCAAGGAACTGCGCGGCAAGAAGATTGAGATCAAGGATATTGTCATCACTGAGGATGATGTGGTTGACACCGACACCGGTGAGGTTGAGACGCGTCGCGCAATCACGGTGATTGACAAGGATGGTAATGCCTACGGCACTTCGTCTCAGACGGTTGTTGCCCAGATTCAGCGACTGGTTGACATTCTCGGTGACGTGAAGTCGTGGCCGGAGCCGGTGGCTGTTGAGATTGGGTCGGCTAAGTCTGGTCGGGGTCGTGAGTACACGACTGTGACGCTGGCCTGACGGTCGTTGTAGGATACTAGTTGCCCCCTGTCCCCTTAGGGGGCAGGGGGTGATTGGTTTGGTTAAGTCTCATTGGGGCAAGCATTATCGGTCGTTTAAGCGTGGCGCGAAGCATGTTCGGAATACTGCGAGTGAGATTCGGGATTTTGTTGGTGGACTTGATTTTAGTCCTTTGCCGGATACTTTGTCTGAGGAACAGGGTAAGGTTAAGGTCAAGTCGGCTAAGGCGAGCGCGAGGGATCAACGTCGTTCTGATTTGGATAGGGCGCGTGATTTGTTGCAGGTTGAGCGCGATCGGGCGGTGCGTAAGATGTATAGGATGGCGACTAGTGATGATGGGGCGGATATTCGGGGGACGAAGTATGATCCTTTGGGTAAGTCGGCTGTTGGGAAGGTGACGTTGAAGAATGCGGCGCGAGAACTTGAGCGTCTTAGTGAGTTTAATAATTCTGATAGTGTTTGGTATTATAGTGACCGTAAAGGTAATCCCATTTCTGCTAAAGACGTTCGTCGTTACCGTGATGCTGTGCGACGCTATAATGCAGATATAGACGAATATGAGAAATCAGTTAGTGGAACACGGCTTCCTTATATGGGGGATGCGACTGTGGGGGATTGGATTAGAGATTTCCGCCCCAAGAAGACATATTTGTCTGGCGGTTCGCATTATGCGCTTGAGCGTATGAATCCCGATAAGCGTACTGTGAATTTTGAGTCTGATGTGGCGATGCGTGAGAAGACAAATCAGGTTCTAGAATCGCTTACACGCAAGGGAAAACAGAATAGGTTGACTCAAGCAAAACGCCAAATTGCCTCAATGCTTGACGTTATCGGTGATCCCGAATTGTACGACATCCTTACTGACATTCCCGATGATGTATTGTGGTTAATGTGGACTGTTAATGCCGATTTTGCTAACAATCTTTCTTTGCAGTACGAAGCGGCTAAAGAAGGATATTTTGATCGTAGACGTGCAGGAGACGATTTATATTACGAAGACGTTGAAGACTCTAATAGTGAGATAAAGTCTCTGCTAAGCGAGATTAAGACAATCAACATTAAACCGGAGGACGATTTCAGTGGCTCGCCAATCAACAAGCGCAAGTCCCGCAAGGGGCGGCGCTAGGCGTAGCCATAAAAAGGTTCCTTCGTTTTGTGCGGACTTTGAGACAACGACGGTTGAGGATGATTGCCGTGTTTGGTCTTGGGGCATTATTCAGGTTGGAAAACTTCAGAATTATGTTGACGGGACTACTATTGACGGTTTCATGTCTCACATTGCCGAACGCGCAGCACATATTTATTTTCACAACCTTGCCTTTGATGGCACATTCATTCTTGATTGGTTGTTGAAGCATGGATATAAATGGGTGAAAGAAAATCCCGGCGTTAAGGAATTTACTTCCTTGATTTCTCGGATGGGCAAGTATTATTCAATCACGGTTGTTTTTGAAACGGGATATAGGGTTGAATTCAGAGATTCATTTAAGAAATTGCCAATGTCGGTCAGCGCAATCGCTAAAGCATTTAATTTGCATGACCAGAAACTTGAGATTGATTATGAAAAGCACAGGCCAATAGGGTATATTCCAACAGAGCAAGAAAAGCGATATCAGCGAAACGATGTGGCAATTGTAGCGCAAGCGCTCGAAGTTCAGTTTGAAGAAAAGATGACCAAACTAACGGCGGGTAGCGACTCACTTGCAACATACAAGAAGATGACCGGGAAACTGTTTATTAGGCGATTTCCTATCCTATCACCCGAAATCGACACAGAAATCAGAAAAGCATATCGCGGCGGATTCACTTACGCCGATCCGCGTTATTCGAAGCGATTGAATGGAAAGGGGAGCGTGTATGACGTCAATTCGCTATATCCATCGGTGATGCGAACAGCATTACTCCCCTATGGTGATCCGATCTACTCGGATGGCGCCCCGAGGACTAATCGCCCTTTGTACATTGCTTCAATCACATTTACAGCGAAACTGAAACCAAACCACATTCCTTGCATTCAGATTAAGAAGAACCTTTCTTTTAATCCAACACAATACCTAGAAGAAGTAAAAGAACCCACAACAGTTGTAGCAACAAATATTGATATTGAACTATGGAAAAAGCATTATAATTTAAAAATCTATTCATGGAACGGAACATTTGAATTCCGTGGTTCACATGGATTTTTCGATAATTATGTTGACCATTTTATGGAAATTAAAAAGAACAGTACTGGTGGGTTAAGACAAATCGCTAAACTACACCTAAATAGTTTGTACGGAAAGTTTGCAACTAATCCTGATATTACTGGAAAACATCCTGCCCTGAAAGATAATCGCGTATCACTGGTAATGAACGAACCCGAAATGCGGGACCCTGTTTACACACCAATGGGCGTATTCATTACAGCGTACGCACGGAAGAAAACGATTAGTGCTGCGCAAGATAACTATGACACATTCGCATATGCCGACACAGACTCTCTACATCTCATCGGGCCTACCACTCCCCCAGAATCACTGTGGGTCGATCCCGTAGAATTGGGGGCTTGGAAGCATGAGAGTTCTTTCACAAAATCGGTCTATATTCGAGCGAAGCAATATGCGGAGGAAATTGATGGTAAACTAGATGTACACATCGCGGGGATGCCCCGTAATGTCGCAGCAACATTGACTTTGGATGATATGTTGCGTGGTGGCACTTGGAATGGTAAACTGATTCCTGTAAGGGTTCCCGGGGGAACAGTTCTTCGGGATACAACATTCACATTGAAGATTGATTAAGGTTGGTAATCATGGCACGTCCTGTTTCTACTCACAGCACTGTTAAGTTCCGTCTCCCTAAGTCCGTTCAGGCGGACCTGACTGAGGCTCATTGGCTTCTGCGCAAGGATGAGTCAGATATCGTCACTGAGGCCGTTGTTGAGTATCTGGCGAAGAATGCTCCCAAGTCTGGTAAGTAATTTCTGACTAATTGCCCGGAAGCAACCTAATGAACTGGGCCGGGCTTAGTTGGGTAGCAGCCCTCAGACTTGCTTTCAGATGATTGGGTATTTATGGTAGGCTAGGAACGTAGGTTCCTAGCCTACCGTTTTAGGAGGATATTATGGCACTATCTGATGCTGAGAAGAATGCACTTAAGGGGCTAAACCCCGATGGTTCCCCGATGAACGAGGAGCAGCGCAAGGCCAATAAGGCCAAGGTTGATGCGAAGAATGCTGAGTCGATCAAGCAGGACAATGCTGAGCATGGTGGTCGTTCGCTGACTGAGCGCAGGACTGAGGGTGACCCGCAGCAGTCCATGGATGATGCTCAGACACGGAACAAGGCGGCTAAGGACCTCACGCCGCAGCAGCGCGAGGAATCCGGCATGACCGGTAATGATGTCTTTGACCCGGGTGACAGCGACGGCGACAAGAAGGCTGTCTCCCCCGACGATGGGAACATGCTTGAAGGGGCTCCGAAGGACCCTGCTGATGTTGACCATTTCAAGGACACTAAGGCGGCTTGGAAGCATCTCACTGATGTTTTTGGCGAGAAGGTTTCTGCGTTGCAGGCGGAACTTGAGAACCGTCTTGGCGAGCAACTTACTCCGACCGAGCGCGAGACGGGTAACCCGTTCGCGGGGGATGATGTTCCGGCGTCTAAGGAAATGACGCTGGATGATGTGAAACAGGCGGCCGAGAGCACGAAGGATGACGCCAAGGCGGTGCTCAAGGGCGTGGGTGACGTTGGTGGCGCGGCCCTTGATCTCGGGGGAGCGGCCGCTAAGGATGCCGGGAATGCTATAGTTGACGGTATGGGGATTGACAGGAAAGCCGCGGCGAGTACTGGAAAGACCCTTGCAGGATTGTCAGGATTGTTTTCTAGCAGTGACTCAGGGAACGACAAGGTTCCCGATTCTAATTGGAAGCCTAAGTCGATTAGTGAACTTTTTAAGGGGAATTGATTATGCCACAGTTGCGTGACGACACTTCAAATATCGACATTCTTAACGCGATTCGTAGCGACGCGCGTTACGACTATCAGAACATGGTTCCTGAGGCCACTAAGGCCAACATTCAGGAGACTATTGCCGGAATTATGTCCGACAACATTACTCGAAACGAATTCATGTCGTCGCTGGTTAACCGCATTGGTTCCACGATTGTGCGTGACATTTCGTGGAAGAACCCGCTTGCGGTATTCAAGCAGGGCATGATGAATTTTGGTGACACCATCGAGGAAGTGCACCTTGACTTCATTAAGCCCACCATTTATGAGGAGCAGCGCGACTACCTCGAGCGTGACGTGTTCGGGCAGGCTCCGCCGCCTTCCAAGTCTGCGTTCCATACGATTAATCGCAAGGAGAAGTTTAAGATCACGGTTAACCGTGACGTGCTTCGTCGGGCTTTCCTTTCGGACAACGGTCTTTCTGAGATGATTTCTCAGATTATGGCCGTGGCCGCTTCGTCTGACCAGTGGTCTGAGTTCCTTAGCATGACGAAGTTGTTCAAGACTTTCGATGACAAGTTCGGATTCTATCGGATGCAGATTTCCGACATGAATTCGTTTGAGCCGGACAAGAATAAGGTTGACGCTGCGCTTAAGGCCCTGAGGGTTGCTGCAAATAAGATGCAGTACCCGACGCCCGCATTTAACAGTGCCGCCGTGCACTCGTTCGCGCGTCCCGAGGACTTGGTGCTTATTGCGACGCCCGAGTTTAAGGCGAACGTTGACGTGACGTCCCTGTCCGCGGCGTTTAACCGGAGCGACGCTGAGGCGCCGTCTCACATCATCACGGTCCCGGGCGAAGCGCTGGGGATGGCTGACACGTCGGCTATTCTGACTAGCAAGCAGTTCTTCGTGATTAAGGACATTCTGCTTGAGAACCGGAGCATTTCTAACCCTGAGGGCCTTTATGATAATTTCTGGTTGCATCACTGGTCGGTTATGAGTGCTTCGCCGTTCACCCCGGCTATTGCGTTCGGCACCAAGCCGAATACGGTTGTGGTGACGCCTAAGGCCGAGACTAATGCCGCGATCACTTCACTGCTTGTGACCCGGCCGGATGGCACTCAGTCGACGATTATGCCGCCTGGGGCGGTTCGTCAGGCGTCTATTCAGTGGAAGACGGCGCCCGCCAATAAGGGTTACGCCACTGATTGGTATCTCAAGAATGCTAAGTCTAAGGGAACGAAGATTTCTAATGACGGCGTTCTTACTATCGGACCGGACGAGCCCGAGGCATTCCTCACTCTCGGCGTGAATGTTGACACTAAGGGCGAGGACGGCAATAAGCCGCTGAACAAGGAGATTAGCATTCAGGTTAAGAAGTAACATCTGAATCATTAGAGAACCGGGCGTCCACTGGGCGCCCGGTTCTGCTATGCTTGGACTTGAAGGAGGACGATATGTCAGAGATTTATGCAATGCCGCCTGAGACTCGAGCGGGTTTGTCGTTTGATTATTCTGTATGGTCTGCGGGCAGTGTTATCACGATGGTTAATGTTCCTTTCGATAACACGTATCGGGATATTGTTGACTGGAAGTCGTATGGGCATACACCTTACGCCTATGTCAAGTCGTTTAATAACCTACATAAGGTTGAGATTAATCAGATGACTTATCTTGCGCAGGGTAAGCCGATTCGTATTCCCACACCTTTCACCAAGGCAAACCAATACAACTATGTGATGGTTGAAAACCCCGGGCGCCCGGTTAACAACATTGGGTTTGAAGGTTACACGCCCAGCGTGTTTTTCTACTTCATCACCAGCATTGATTACATTGCGCCCAACACTACACAGTTGACGCTTCAACTTGATGTGTGGACAACCTATTATCAGCACATTAATTTCGGCCGTAGTTACCTCGAGCGCGGGCATATGGGAATTTGTGCCACCGATTCGTTTGACAACTACGGTAAGAATTGGCTCACTCAGCCCGAAGGACTGGACATGGGTGGTGAGCACCAGATTATGCGGACTTATCGCAGAATGCTTGCCGATGTGAATAACTATGACTATGTTGTGGTTGTTGCTTCAACAACCAAACTTGATGCTGGAAATGGATACGGCGACGAGAATAACCCTCGCGTCTCCATGGCAACATCATCTCGCGTTGAAGGCATTCCCAATGGAACCGAGATCTATGCATGCACGGCCGCCAATTTCAAGTCTGGTATGGAGGGTCTGAGGTATTACCCGTGGGTTGCCCAAGGAATTGGGTCAATCATTATTGTGCCTAAGGATATTGTTGACCTCAATGCAGGTGACAAGGTTAAGGTTGGTGAGAAAACGGGGCAGGGCACTTGGACTTGGCTTAACGACAATAGTGTGTATATTAACCGCGACTATAGTCTTAATGACGCTAGTTTCCGTGATGAACTGTTGTCGTTTATTCCTGTTGAATATCGGCAGTTGAAGAAATTTCTTACTGCGCCATACACCATTATTGAGTTGACTTCATACACAGGCAACCCTGTTGAGTTCCGCCCTGAGTCAATCAGAACTGCTGGCCTTCGAGTTCAACAGTACGCGCATATTGTTCCTCCTAACCCTTCATTGTTTTTCACAATCAAGGACTATAACACCACAACAGAATCTGTTATTGTTGAGCGTCGCAGTGGAAAAGTTGTTAACGAGTATGGTGAGAATTGGGATATGTGTACCGGCTATACGTCGCTCCCCACATTCTCCGCTGTTAACAATTCCTCGCTGAATGCGCTTGCTTCGTCGGCACATACAGCGGCGGCTCAGGTGAATAATGCGAAGTGGCAGCAGCAGCGTGCTCAGCGCGCTGCGACGGCTGCGCGGGATGTGGCTAATGCGGGTATTGCCGCGACTCAGGCGGGTGCCGAGAACAGTATGTGGGGTAATTCTGCGATGGCTGATTCGCAGTCTCGCTACAACAATATGCGGGCTACCGTTCAGGCGACTCAGGGCGCTATGACCGCACTCGGTGGGGTTATGGGGCTGAATGGTTCTGCCGCTGGTGCCGGTATTGGTCAGGCGGCTACGGCTGGCGTTTCTGCGATGATTAATAATTCTCAGGCACAGTCGACGGCGAATATTCAGAATCAGTTGGCTAGTGGCGCTTCACAGATTTCTCAGCAGCAGCAAAGGACCGTTAGAGATACTAACTACGAATTGGCACAGTTCGCGGCTAATGGCGACTACGAAGCGGCTATTGCTTCGATTAATGGTCAGCGTCAGGATATGCAGGTTATTCCGCCGTCGGTGGTTGGACAAACCTCGGGCTATGTGTCTGCAATGGTCTCGAATGGGCTTGTGATTGATGCTAGAATTAGGTTTGTGTCGCCGGCTGCGATGCGTAGCATTGGTGATTTCTGGCTTAGGTATGGTTACTTGATGAATACTTGGATCAAGTTCCCGAAGACGCTTAGCCTCATGACAGAGTTTACATATTGGAAAATGGCTGAGTGTTACTTGGTTGACACCACAATTCCCGAAGGTTTTAAGGCCAGTGTTAGGGGCATCTTTGAAAAGGGTGTGACGGTGTGGCGGTCCCCTCAGCGTATTGGTAACACGAATATTCGTAATAACAGGATCAATAAGGATGTTAAGGTGAGACTCAGTGACTAAGAAAGATTATGTACTCAATGGTATCTATAAGAAAATCATGGCATCTCCTCCGTCCTCCTCTGAGGCGCGACAGATGCAGTTGGAGCACATGTACCGGCGACAGTTAATGGGGAAGTGTCTTTCTCGGTTTACCTGGGAGGGGCTACCTAACGGTATTGATCCTCGTTTCATTGAAGCAACTATCTTCAATAACGGGTATTCAGTTTTCTATTTCGATACTTTCTTTGAGTTGTTTATGGCAATGCCCGCCACAATCTCGGGTCCCCTGGATATTCAGGATAACCCCACGGGGTATCGAGTAACACGGAACGGGGTCTATTCTCGTGAAGTGAGCGCGTCGGAGTCGGTGTGTATCTGGGGCAACCAGGCTCGCGAACCGGAAATCGACGTGGTTCTTTCCTATGCTGCGCGGCTCGCTCAGATTGACAGGACAATCGAAATTGATCTGTTGAATGAGCGCAACCCGATGATTGTCGCTTGCTCTCAGGACCAGCGCCTCACTATTCAGAATCTCATTTCCAAGATTTACGATGGTGAGCCCGTTGTGTGGGGTACTGAGAATATGAGTATGGATAATCTCGCTAATACTATCGGCGTGTTTCCGCTCAATCAGAACGCTGGTGCTGGCGCAGTTTCTTCGATCAAGCATATGGAATCCAAGTCCAAGATTTGGGGTGAAGCACTCACAATGCTTGGCATTATGAATGTCAATTCTGAGAAGCGTGAGCGAATGGTGGTTGAGGAAGCCGCCGCCAATTCCGGTCAGGTGCTTGCATCTCGTGAGTCGTTCATGAAGCCGCGCGAATTGGCGTGTGAACAGATTAATGAGAAGTTCGGGCTAAATGTCTCGTGCTACTGGGCTGTTGACGACAATGCGGCACCGAATCTTAATGATTATCTCGCTAGTTCTAATTTGACAACCTATGGGGGTGGCGATGTCAGTAACAACGATTATGCTTCGTGACGTTGTTAAGTTAACCGATGACCACATTGGGCTTGACGACTATCCGATCTTTGACGAAGCATACCGCAAAACCCTAAATGATCGGATCAAGAAGACCTATTGGCTACAGGAGATCGCTCACGAGACAATCGACATTTTCATTTGGCGGTTAAGTCTTAAGATGGAATTGATTATGCCCAGGTATAATCGAATGTATCTTGCCGAACTGCAAAACACGGACCCGCTTGAAGGTAACCGCCACTACAGCAAGACAGGCCAGGACGGCACGTCCCAGAACTCAGGGATCAACCACCAGACCGGTAGCGGCAGCGGTACCAACAAGTCCAAGGGACGCACCGTGGGCTCAGACACGCCTCAGACGCGGCTTGCGGGCGATGGGGACTATGCTACGAGTATCAGCGATGCCAGCACGTCGGGTGATACAACGTCGCGTAACGAGTCTGATAGCACGTCTTCGTCAAGCAGCAACTATGTCAATAATCAGCATTCTAGTTCGTGGGGGTATTCAGGTTCTAAGGCCCGTGCCATTGCTGATTATCGTGGGACGCTACTTAACGTTGATGATCTTGTGATCGCTGAACTTAGCGATTTGTTTATGGGAATCTGGGACACGGATATGCCCCACACTCCCGGCGGTCTTTATGGTGGCTACAGTTTTGGAATTGGAGGATATTATGGCTACTGGTGATGAGATTCTTGGTAATATTGATCGGGCACTGTGGCGCGTTCAGTCGCGCACTATCAACAACATTACTCCGTTCACTTATCGCGATGGGCTCACTTATGTTGATGTTCTTGAACGTCTTCGCAAGTCGGTAATTGATGTTATCGAGTTCACCAACAGTTTCGGTGAGGAGCAGGACAAAGTTATCAAGCGGATCAATGAGGTTGTAACAAACTTCATTACCGAGATGGAAAAGGCGCACAACAAATGGGACGCCGCTGTCGAAGAAAAGCGCACGGCAATGGAACAGCGAATGCGCGATTTCGAGAACCGTGTTGTCACTGCGGCATTCACCGAGAATGCTAACGGATTCACGCTCGATGCTCCCACGGTCGGTGGCGGTAAGTTGCAGGTTCCGTCGAAGAAGTGGCAGGATAAGATTGACGGCGATATTACGGGAATTAAGAATGCGGCTAGTGCTCTTAGCGATGACGTCAATTCCCGACTTGCGACCCTGAAGCAGAGTATTGACACCGATTTCTATAACAAGACAACAAGCGATAAGCGCTACGACCCAATTCACCGTGTTCTTTATCCGCATTCGCTCATCATTGGTTCCTCCAACGCCGAGTCTCGTGGATGGCCAAACGGCACTTGGGAGCGTTGGGTGCAGAGCAAGGGCGAGATTCCCCACAACTACGGGTACTCGGGTGGTGGCTTCACTAGTACGCCTGATAACAACTTCAACAGCCAGATTGATCGTGCCATTAACGATTCTCGTGGTGAACGTGCTCGCCTGACTGGACAGATTTACGTTATTGACATGCTTAATGATGTTCGTGGTCGCGCTGATATTCGGTCTTCTGCTGAGTCGTTTGTTCGCAAGTGTGTTCAGAACTTCCCGAACGCAAAGATCTATGTTATTCCGGTACTCTACAACGAGCACGATCTTAATAACGACTGGACGATGGCAATGTTCTGCGCGAACCTCACCAACGTTATCAAGGAAGTTCTTGAACCATACGGTGGCCTAGTCTGCGAAGGGTCTCGATCCTGGTTCCACAACGGAAAGCAGGCCCGATACTTCCCCGAAGAGGCTGGCGTCCACTTCAACACGGCCGGATACGAGTTCGCTCAGCGACAGTTTGATCTATGGCTTGAGGGTGGGTCCGGGTGGGTTGACTACGGTTGGTATGATCTGAAAAACGGCGCCAACTTGGCTAAGGTCAAAAATGAGGACTGGCTTAAAGCGTATGCGGCTCGCAAGGGCGATATCGTTCACGTTCACGGCACATTCTCAACGATTCAAATGTCTACCTGGGACGTGTTGTTTGATATGCCTGGATGGGCAAGACCTTACCGCCCAATGTACATTACATCATGGAATGGAACTAAATCGTTCCCTCTCGTAGTTGACGTAAAGGGTAAAATGGTGGTTCCTGATAATCTTGCCGACAACACAGTTCTGGCATTCAACGGAACCTATCCCATCTTCTAAATGAAGGGTCCTCCCTGGTACAATCTGGGGAGGACCCTTTCTAGGAGGAAGAATGGCATGGGATGCGACCGCTAAGAAAGTCGCTATTAAGGCAATTGGGCAAGTTGAGTCGTCTATGAACTATGCGGCAATCAACTACAACGACCCTATCACCGTAGGCATTGGGCAGTGGTACGGCACGCGCGCGGCGGCAATTCTTAACCGAATGCGCTCAGCACATCCTGCACAGTATGCACGCGTTGACGCTGGATTTCGGTCTCATCTTGAGACGGTGTCTGAGAGTGACTCGTCGTGGAACACCTATTACTTATCTCGCGGAGTTGGTGACAGTCTCAAGGACTTGCTGAATGAGAGCAAGGATATTCAAGGCGACCAGATCGTCAAGGACCTTGAAAACTATTTCACTGTTGCGAAACAGTATGGCATTAGCCCCGAAACAGATACTGACGCGTTCATTCTCTGGTGTGTTGCATACCACCAAGGGCCGCGTTACGCGCTACAGGTTGCTAACAACTATTCCGGTGGTGGCCTTAGTGAGATGTACTCAGACATTATGGCCAATGGCGTACTGGGGCAGTACTCTAACCGGTACACTCAGGCGAGAAACATTATCTCTGCGAAAGACACCGGTGGGGTTGGGGAAGGCAATATTGTTGCGTCCACGCCCGGAAACGGTGGAACTGTTGGAAATAATGGACAATCAACAACCATTTCTGGTGGAAAAGTCATTATTACCGCCGACGACAGCGGGATGCTCACACTACGCTCAAAATTCGGAACCTACACAATGTACTCCCACGGACACAATTTGTGGGAAGTCAATCTTAAAGACATTGAACAGAAAATCGTTGGTCAAACCCCTCAAACTAGCGGCGAAGGCGGCGGAGGCGGCGGAGCCGGTGGAGGTGGCGGAGGCAACACCAAGGGCGCTAAGGCTCTCGCGTGGATATTAGCCCGACTGGGTAAGTTTGCTTATTGTCAATGTCCTGGGCGACAAGACCCGGATAACAGTGGAATCACTGATTGTAGTGGATTAATGTATGCTGCATATAAAGCAACTAGTAACACATTTGTAGGCACATGGACGGGAGATCAATACTTCCGTGGTGCAGAGGTTATGCCCCGCGGCTCGGGTGCCATGAGCGCCTCTCAGAAGGCCCTGCTGCGGCCTGGGGACATGATTGTTATGGCTTGGCGTTCCACGGGGTCTTATTACCCGGAAACTGACCATGTAGAAATGGTGGTAGACTCGAATACATTGGTAGGACACGGCGGAAACCCGCATTATGGTCCTGTAAAGAAATCTATTGATGTTCTGGCGGGAACCCGCTGGTGGACTGTAAGGCGGCATGAGTGAAAAAGAAGTTTTCTTATTATAGTTTCTCTAATGTGCTCTCGTATGCGGGCGTGTTTAACATGATTATGGGTGCTCGTGGTCTCGGAAAGACCTACGGCGCCAAAAAGATTGTTATTAAGAACGCGATCAATAAGGGGCAGCAGTTTATCTATCTTCGCCGTTACAAAACGGAACTCAAAGGACGCAATAGTTTCTTTGCCGACATTCAGCACGAATTCCCCGATGAGGAATTCCGTGTAGAAGGTCAGTATGCGCAGCGTAAGGTTGGGAAGAAATGGGAGACCATTGGGTATTTCATTCCCCTTTCTACTGCGCAAGCAAACAAGTCAATTGCGTACCCGAATGTCTACACCATTATCTTTGATGAATTCATCATTGATAAAGGATCGCTGAGGTATCTCCCTGATGAAGCTAAAGTCTTCATGGATTTCTATTCCACTGTAGACCGTTATCAAGACAGAGTTCGGTGTCTCATGCTTTCCAACGCGGTAAGCATCATGAACCCCTATTTCATTAGGTTTCACATTGAGCCCAAGGAAGGAATTAGCCGTCACGCCGATGGCTTTATCGTTACCGATTTCGTCAACAGCGAGCAATTCCAGTCCGAAGTGGCACACACTCGCTTCGGCTCGTTCATCACGAATTACGCTGAGGACTATGCCGACTACTCCATCTCCAACAAATTCGCAGACAACTATGACGACTTTGTCATGAAAAAGACCGGAAAAGCCAAATACGCATTCTCCCTCCGATGCCCCGACGGAGAGGTCTCCATATGGATCGACGGCGGCACATGGTTCGCCCAGCGCCGCCAGCCGCGCGGGGATAGGGTAAGATGGGCCTATAAGGTCACGGACCTGAGGGAGGGGGAGAGACTGCTCATGTACGGAGACAAGGTGCTCAGCATTATGCGCAGCACATACCGCAAGGGCAGGCTTTTCTCCGACTCACCCGAGACTAGAAACATGTTCGCTGAAATCTTTGTCCGATGATACACATTAATCCCACCACGATTGACGTTGCCCTAATTCTCGGCGTCATTTCATTAATCACAATCGCCGGGCGTTTCATCTATCGTGCCACAATATTCATGGATCACTTATCCACGATGTTAAATGCGTGGGATGGAAAAGATGGAATGCCCAGCGTACTGGACCGGCTTGAAGATATAGAGGACAAACTAAAAGACGTCCAATACCACGTCAAGCCAAATCACGGCGGATCAAGCGTAGACGCGCAAAACCGCCAACTCAAAGAAATCATTTCCTACCTCAAGGAGAAAAACAATGGGTGAGCACGAGTCCCCCAAGCCCCCCTTCATTCCCGACGCATACCGTATGTGGATTTACACCGTATGCGTTGGTGTGCTCGTTTGTCTCGGTGTATGGGGCATCCTCGATGGCGACAAGATTAGCGCCCTTAACTTCCTTTTCGCCGCATTCTTCGGCGTCGCCGCATCTAACACGCCGCGAGGAAAGGCGTCCTAATGGTCGCCCGCGCACAAATCATCTCCGCCGCTCAGGAGGAAATCGGATATTCCCGATGGGCCGACGAGGAGGCCGGATCAAAGTATGGACGCTGGTACGCTCAGGTAACCGGCTCGCCCAGTTTCGGCGCTTCCGGAGTTCCTTACTGCGATATGTTCGTCTCCTACATCCTCAGCAAGGTTGGGATCAACTGGGTTAGCGCCTACGTCCCCGGCCGTGAGGCACAGGCCAGGCAGCGTGGCGTCCTCATCGACAAATGGGACGTACGCCCCGGCGACCTCATGACATTCGACTTCGACGGTGCTGGAATCGCCCAGCACATTGGAATCGTGGAACAGCCGCCCAACTCTGCCGGTGTATTCTACAGCATTGACGGAAACACCACTTGGGGTATTGGTGGCCCCCAGGACAATGGGGGTGTAGTTGCCCGCCGTGAGCGCCACATGGACGAAGCCCGCTACGGCATTCGCGTAGTCGACGACAACTCCGCCATTACCAGTGGCGGAAACATCCGAGACATTCAGCGAGTCCTTGGTGCTGTGCAGGACAATATCCTTGGCGTTGACACCGAAAAGCGAATGTGTGCTGTCATCAAGGCCAGCAACTGGGGCGGACGAGAGTTCCCCTGGGGCGTCCCCTACACTCAGAGCGTCATCGGCACAGAGCCCGACGGCATCTGGGGTGACGCCAGCGAGGCCGCACATGACCGCGTCATCGAGTCCCTACAAGCCGCCCTCGGCGTCACCGTCGACGGTGTATGGGGACCTGAGACCTGGGCCGCCTGGGAGCGACTAGCCCGCACCGCGGAACGCCCATAATAAACAGTTAACCCCCGGAAGGAACCAACCACTTCCGGGGGTTAACTATGTCCTCACATATCAAGTGCTGTCAAATCAACTCCAATCGACTCGAGACATTCATAATAAAACTTGCGACATTTCTCTGCGCCGTTATGGCCAAAGCGTTTGATTGTGTTTTGTCCTGTCAATTTGTCTGAAAAGACTACTCGGTTATCGGGCCAGCCATAAACGTCAAGGCGATAATCAGCACCGTCAATCAGAATTCGATCACACCTAACCGCGATATCACACCCTGGAAGTTGATCCACCAGATTAAGTTTCTTAGCGAATTCCCTAAAATGATACATTAAAGCGCTCCCATGCTTTCAAGTCCCAGAAATAATAGTGTTAGGTTTCGTTCTGCTAATGTATTGTAATAAGTAATCGTTCCACTTTCTGTTTTAAATGGATTCCAGGTTTCCATACAATAATCGCTAATCAAGCGAAACGCCGTATGGCCGCAATAAAGAATGTTCGCACCACCAGGTGTATAACACTCTCGCATTCCGTGTGCCCGCAATAGACGCTTAACCTTAGGTGTCGAAGTATCACTAATCTTCGTCATCGGAATCAAAATTCCCCAACGCCCAATTAACCATCGCCCCAGCAATCTCAGGGCCCTCCCCGGCATCGGTGTGCTTCAAATACCACTTCGAGTCGCCCGTACGCTCAATAATTGTCTGACTCACTTGACTTCCTATCTGCTGTGTAGATGAAATTAATGATTGTTGAAATTGCAATATCAAAATTCATGGTGCTTGTCACATTTGAAAAGCGTTGCCCCTTATAAATCACAACCCACGCCGTAAACGGGCCCGTGATTCGCGCATTAAATAACAAGTCATTAGTCTTGACTAAAACATCATTACCGTCGCAGGCGTATTCAACAATTTCTTGCAGAAAAATCTTCAATGATTCATCTATAGATTCCATTTTCTATCCCAGTCTCACTCAAAATTATATTCTCAATCGAAATTATGTGATACTCCTTCGACCCATTCCTCCAATAATGAATGCGATTAGTATCATGATAATAAGCAATATGGTATCCCTTCAATAATGCATTCGTAATGAAATTAGATACCTTCCAATAGGTGAGGGCAACAAAACCGTCACCCCCACCATGATGCGACCTACGCCTCACAACCGATCACCAAACCAAGCCAACATATCCCATTGAGAGTTAAACCAAAACGAATCACCATCCGTATCGCGCACCTCCCATTTCCGCGGACCACGACGAAGAACATAAATCTCGTCACCGCCATAAGACACCAAGCCCCTTTGACCTGCCGCCCAAGTCTGAATGCTATACCCAGCCTCCTCATAGAACTTGTACGCCCCTGCCCCAAGCAGTGTCTTGATCGCTTCCATCTCAGTTCCTTCCATTCCATGCGGCCCGATCGCCGCCCGTTCATGTATTAATAATGCACTCCAGTTCTCCGGCAGTCAACTCGATAATGCGTGAACCACACCACACAAACAAATGACAGGACATAAGCGGCCCTATTGTACTGACAATAGGACCGCTTATTAATATGCCCTACCGCCGACCTACCACAAGTGACTTACGTTGTCAAGCGAAATCGT